GGTCGCTTTGGTAGGCAGCTCATCGCTGATTAGCTCCTCCCAGTTGTCCGGGTATTGGGTGAAAAATCGAATGTCTTTCGGCTTTAATCTTAATACCTGTATCGCCTTTTCGTCCGTACAGGTTGAGGAGGTTATGAACTCGCTCGATCCGAACCCTAATTGAAGCAGAACCCCGGAGGCAAGTTTAAATTTATTAGTATCTTCCATAACTGATATATTATTTTTTACTTTTACATATAACTCTAGGTACCGGTCGTATACACAGTTTGAACAGCTTGTAGGTGTCCATGCCCCGATAAGGTCCGTATAGGCTTTTTGCAACAAAGCCCGATCCCGACTGGTCTCGGATCGGGCTTTAAATCTGTTTCTTGTATCGGGGCTGAATAGCTCCTGTATCATTATATTATGTGGCCGCTACTAGTAACGAATCAAACAAGGCCTTAACAGCCGAGTAGCTCGCACCACCTAAGAACAGCGCAGAGTCCGGGGCGCGTGACTCGGTAAGTGTAACCAGCCAACCACCATTGGTTTCCTCCGCATACTTGTCATTACTGCCTGCCGAGGCCCGAAGTCCTTGTTTAAGACCGTACACTTGAAAGGCGGACGCGCCTAGTGTACCCTTATGCCTGTTTTCGACAACCACGACGAACTCTCCGTTCGCTAGCGGATCAATAACCTTATTGGCCACTTCCGGACCATTGTCGAACACTACGACGGGAACGGTGTTGTTCCAGGTGTTGACATAGGTGCCTACCTGCAATTCGGATCCAACGCCTGTAAATGGTGTCGCTCCCGGAACCACGGCCGCAAACCCTTTTTTCGTAGAGAGCAGAGGGAGGGCGGTTATGATTTTTGGGTTCGTACCGTCGTATGTGACATTGGTCATGTCGATGTCGGCCCGGTTGATAATAACAGCCTTCTGTTCAACCCCCGGCTGAATAAGCGCGTTACAATCGGCTCCGATATCTTTTGATAAATATTTATAACAATCTGGCATATCTTTAGATTTTAATTAGTTATATAATTGGGGGCCGAAGCCCCCGTTTATCTTAGTATGCTACTTGTACCATGTTGTCGTGCAACACCATCGTACCCATCGTGCCTGTCGCGTAGATGTAGTTACTTCTGTCCTTGCGGTCGAAGAAGAAATCAACATCAGTAACCGGATCCGTTCCGTCAGTACCTAACAGCAGGTTACCTGGGAAGGTATACACAGCGCGGTGCGGCAGGTTGTAGGTCGTACCGTTATTTTCAAATTGCTGGATCATGATGTCCCACTCGGCCACGCGGTAGATAGGCACTCCGTTGTAACTCGATACGTCGAATCCGGCGAACAACGTCTGCCATGGCTGCATGAGCAGGTTAGCATGTTGCAGGTCGTAATACAGCGCGTCGGCTAACGACTTAGTTGCAAAGATACCAGCTCCGGGCTGTCCGGCGATCATCGGATCGGCGTCAAGGATCAACTTGTCAAAAATGCCTCTGGCCACTCCGGAATCCAACAACTTCGATTTTTGGAGAGCTAATGTCGCCTCGGCGTTGGCCGCAATGGCTGTCTTCTGCGTTGGGGTGGTGGTTGCAATGGCAAACAGTCGTTTCCAGAATCCGTCTAGGGTTGTAAACAGATTGGCGGCTACCGTATCGGTAATTACACCTCCGTCGGTCACGTTCTCGGCGGCCGTATTACCGAACCAGCCTAATCGCCAGATCATGTCATTCATGGCCTCGGCCAGCTTTGGAACGAGAATTTCGGTGTAATACTCGCCACCGGTCAAATCGCCTATCTCGGTACCTTTCTTCAAGGTATACTGCGCGATAGTTCCGATTAGGTCATTGTAACACAAGGTCAATGGTACTTCCCACTGCCCCATTGCCCATGTTTTTTCTGCTCCGGAAATGCTACCGGCCACATAGGTAGGAGAACATCCCGCGGAAGGGGTGCCGACGGGGGCCATTTTGCCGATGAAGCCTACTTTTTTACCGTTCTGGGCTCCGGGAACGTGGGTTACAATCGCGTCCCAGTTGTCGGACTTGAACGTAATCTCAGCAATTAGGTCTCTCAAAGACTTAACCGCCAAGTTATCTACTGTAAATTTGCTAAAATCTAACATATTTTTGTGTTTTATTGGTTAATTACTTCTTTTTGCTCGCGCGTATAGCCTCCGCCTTGGCTTTAGCCGCGTCGGCAATACTATTCGTTACTGGATCCTTAACTTTTGCCTGGTTTGGCTCGCGCTTCGGAGGGGTGTAGTTGCTTTCCAACTTGTCAAGTACCTGTATACCTCCCAACTTACTCACCCGGTTAAGAATGGTTCGTTGATCTTTGGTTAGTGTACTGCCTTTTAGCTGAGCGTTCTCGGCCTCCAGATCGGAAATACGTTGCTTCAAGTTCGTGATCTCGTCGGTGCTGTCCTCGGTGTCCTCTCCGGCTCCGCGGATCTCGGTAATCTTACCGTCCAGAACGACGATAACCGTACCATCATCTAATGTGTGTTCGCCGTCGGGGCTTGCTGCGTCTCCGACCATCGGATCTCCGCTCTCACGTTCGATCACAAGCTCTACGCCCGCCTCGGTTACCAGAGTCATGTTAACAATAGCATCGTCGTTCGTCTCATCGACAACCGAGTTAACTAGGTTTTTAATGGCCGCGATTGCGGCGCTCAGTTTACTGTTAGCCATAATTTTACTTTTAGTTACATTTGTATTAGGTGCTATAATTTCACTTATGAAACCTAACTCTTTAGCCTTAATGGCGGTTAGGTTCGTTTCTTTATCCATCAAGTCAGATAAGACCTGTCGGTCTGTACCTGTCCGGTCAACGTATATGTCGAGTATACGTTCCTTCGCCTGTTCGAGGGAGTCGGCCCACGCCTTAAGCTCATCCGCCGATACTCCTCCGGATGACAAGGCCCATACCTCAACCGATGGGTTGTGTATAACCATTGAGGCGTTAGGTCGCATCTTTCGATTTTCCTTCGGGGCGGATAGCAGGATAACCGAAGCAATTGAATCGGCCGAACCTTCCACGGTGGCGCTAACCTCTTTGCCCGATGCCCGTATCGCGTCGTAGATAGCTACTCCCTCGATAACGGATCCTCCGTTACTGTGTATAGATAACTCAATCGTGTTGTCGTCCTCAGGTATTGACTTAATAAAGTCGTTAACCGAGTGGAAGCTGGTACCGTCCAAGCCGAGAAACACCAGGTCTAGTTGGTTTGCCTCACCTGATTTGATTTCAGAATGTATATTTAGTACTGCCATGCATGTATAGAATTTACAAATTATGCAAATATAACTTAGGTTTTGGTTTTTACAATAGGTTAATCGATTAATCGACTGACACAATCTGTCAGAAAAAGAGAATCGGCCCCTAATCTCACGATCAAGGGCCAATGAAGTCATCGTAATACAAAAAATAGTATGGTCTGCTTTTGCCTATGAAAAAGAAAACTTATGTTGTTACTCTAGTCTCTCAAATGTTTTTCCGGTGTCGGTCATAACGTAATAGGTATTTCTCCGATTTACCTCCGGCACTTTCAAAAACCAAACGTTACCTGTTTCGGTAAGCACCAACCCGGATACTGTTGTCTTATCCGTCTCCGGGTATTTATTTTTTAGGCACTCGTCAAAGAACTTTGTTCCTTTTTTAACGAATGTGTAACAGCTACCTAAAGCGTGATTTGATATAATCTGGTCAAACACTTTAGTCTCCCGGTCCCTAATTTCTTCAATAATTCGTAATGTATACATGTCTGTCTATATTTATACCCCCTTCTTACCGAGGGAGCTTCGGCTTTATATCTCGTTTAGTTTCTGCCTGTAAAGGTTGAGGTACCTGTATACGGAGCGTTCGGAGACGTTGTACTTGTCGGCCGCATAGGCGACGCAGTAACTTAGCTTATATCCTTGGGCCTCCATCTGGTCTACTTCGTCCGCGATGACAAATGACCGCTCGGATATAGGTAGGGCAAGGACAACATGTATGATGCTTTTGTTTTGCCTTATTACGTCTAGTACCCTAGTGTCCGTGCCTACCATTATCCTAACCTCCTTGTTTGTTCGACTACCTCAACTTTATTTTGTTTGTCGCTAATTTCGCGAACGTCCACTACCGGACGTGGAAGCGAAGATATAGCATTTTTTAATAAGTTGATCGCCTGCGTGCTTAAATTAACATCATTTAACTGACTATTAACCGTATCTGTAGCCGCCGCGCTGTATAGCCCGGTTGTGGCAGCTTGGTAAGGAACCGTTCCGGCGTTATACCCTACTGCCGAAGGGCTTGTACTGCTCGTAGCCGATACAACCTTAGAGGATGTTCCGTTGTTGCCCCCGCCTTGCTGTGTCGTGCTTGATGGGTCATTGCCCAACCCGTTGATGATCTTATAGGCGGCGGCTATGTTGCTTAATACCGCCCCTACCGTTGTGGCAATGGCTGCCAGGTTACCAGGGAACGGAACCGACTGTGCTGAGGCTACCCCCTTGGCGATCGCCTCAGCGGTGGCCAGCCCGATATTGAACAGGGCGATCGCCTTGGCGGCTAACGCAAGTTCGTTGCTTGACTCGCCTATCGCGTCGAATATGCTCTGAAACCCTTCGCCGATTGCCCGTGCGGCTTGCAGCTTGATAACCATGGCTTCCTGTTCTTTCCGGTTGGCCTCGTCGGTTGCTTTGTTTAGCTCGCGTTTGCTTTTTAACAGCGCGTTGGTGTATTCCGCATCGGAGTCATACAGGGCGGCCTTGGTGGCTGCATCCATGTTAACCAATCTATCGTAGTCGGCCTGCGCGGCCTTCATGCGAAGGTCTGATTCGGCCTTCGTGCCTTCCTCAACTGCCAGAAGCCGGTTCTCCCACTCGAGCGCGAACTCCTGCGCGGCCACCTTGCGGGCTTCGGCCTCCATTTCAAGCACCTTAGTCACCCTTTCGGTTTCGGCTTTTAACGCTGCATCAAATGCATCGTCGTTTGCCTCGCCTGTCTCTCGGTAGATGTCACGTAACAGCCCCTCGGTGTCCTCTACCAGTTTGGCCGCATCGGCTGCCTGCTTCTTCTGTGCATCTGCCCGGGCCTTCTGCTCCGCGG